CGGATCGAAGCCACCCCGCATACGCTGTATGCCGAACCGTTTGTTGGCATGGGCGGGATCTTCCTGCGTCGTAAATCCGCACCGCGTGCCGAAGTGATCAACGACATTTCCAAAGATGTCCACGGTCTGTTTCGCATCCTCCAGGAACATTACAGCTATTTCGTCGACTACCTGAAATTCCACCTTGCCAGCCGTGCTGAGTTTGAACGCCTGCTGAATGTTGCCCCGGATACCCTGACCGATATCCAGCGGGCCGCCAGGTTCATCTATCTCCAGCGTCTTTCATTCGGAGGAAAGGTCGATGGTCGAAACTTCGGGACCGCCACCGAGCGACCATCACGGTTTGACCTGTCGCGTCTCGTGCCGATGCTTGATGATCTGCATGAACGGCTTTCCGGGGTGGTGATTGAGTGCCTGCCTTACGCGGATTTCATCGCCCGTTATGACCGACCTAAAACCCTGTTTTATCTTGATCCGCCCTATTGGGGATCAGAAGACTATTACGGCAAGGAAGTCTTTACCCGTGATGACTTCAAACATCTTTCCGGGATCCTGTCCGGGATCAAAGGCCGCTTTATCCTGTCATTGAATGACACACCGGGAGTCCGGGAAACCTTCGCCGACTTTGCCATTGAGGCGGTCAAAACCCGCTATAGTCTGAATGGCCCTAAAACGAAGGAAACCGGCGAAGTTATTATCACCAATTTCCATCCAACCCAGACCTGATTGACGAAATCGGTATCCAGTGCGAGGCTTGCCACCTCCTCTTGGATTTCTCCCTGATGCACCGAAGGCCCGCACTTTTCATCAAGTGCGGGCCTTCTTCTTTACAGTCTGTCAAAGGCTAAAATCAAAGCTTTGACAAGCCCCGTCAGGGCTTCCAGAAATCGGGCCAGTTGCCACAACATTCCGGTTTTCCTTTCCTCTCGGCAGACTTTTTCCTACGACTGGAGGAGAGGCCAAATGTTGACAAGCAACCATGTAAGGGTAATAGTCGAGGTGCAAACATTGACTATCTACCTCGGGCCTCGGTCTGCGGTTTGGTGAAACGTCCCGAAAGGGGCGTTTCGTCGTTTATATGGCAAGTTTTACGCTAGTTTTTACGCGCGAACAACTGTTGACATGACCCTGTGCGGGGGTTACTAGGCGATTGTTTTAATTAATTTTTCTCATTTTTTTCAGTTAATCCACTGAAATGACTAACAATCTGCAAGAGCATTCCAAGATGCTTTTTCTTCGAAAAAATCTCTGTTGATGTTTTGATTTTGTTCTCATATTAACAAAACTTGGGACAGGGCCAAAGGATGGCCCGATGCAGGATCAGTTCGACACACCCGTTTTTACCATTTGGTCGCATAAGGAATATGCCGCACTTGGCTGCAATTGTGCTTGCGGCCGGCGCAATGCCGTGATGCTTTGGCAAGGCCTGTGCAAGAAAGAACTGGGAACCAAAACCCCACGCGAAATACAAAAAAGGCTGCGCTGCAAGAAGTGCGGCGCAACCCCGGTTGAGGTGGTTCTGATCACCTATGATCAGCTATCAGACTGGCTGGAGCGATGCCGACCAATCAAGCATCCTTGACCTTCCCCAGATAGTCCTTGAAAGAAATCACCTGTTGCCCGATCAGGTCGTTCAACCCTTCCAGCGCCGCCATGATCGGGCGGATTTCGTTGTTGTGGAATACCTCGGCGGCGTCCTGAATGCTGCCAAAGCCACCGGCATTGACCGGAACGATGCCAAGCAACTGGGGCGGCACGCGGTGCGCGGCAAGGACATCATCGCGGGTAACATTCTTCATGTTGGCAAATTCGTCTTTGGTCGCGATTTCGGACATCGGCATGATTTGAATACCATCCTTTTTCCCGTTCGGGCTGTAATAGAACAGGTTGCGGAAGTTACCCGGCCCTTTGGCGTTTTTCATGGCCTCCCGGATGGCATCCACATCTTCGGGGTTTGCAGCCGCATCGTTGATGTAAAGGATAAACCCGGCATGGCTGCCATTGAGGTAATATTTCCGGCGAAACAGGGTCGCTGCCTCGTTCAGCCAAGCAGATTGCAAGGCCGCTGTGTAGGTCGGCAAACCATAGATTTCCTGATTGATGTCCGGTTCCTGGAGGTGGATGATCGCCCCTTCCGGGTATTCATGTTCCTTGCCATCGATCAGCATAATGAACCGGCCATCTTTCTTGGCCCGCGTCCATCGTGCCAGCGATGTGGTTACTTCAAGCAACCCGCCCAAGCGCGAAAACCGCTGTTCTGCAAACAGGTTGCCAAACACCAGATAATCGGTCGCCAGTCGGGTGAATTCATGGCGCTTGAGGAATTTTGACGGCATGAAATGAGCGGCAAGCTGATTGACCTTGAACCGGATCGCACTTTCATGGTGCGCGTTGGATGGCAGGGATTTCGCCAGTCCGTCAAAGCTGATCGGCGGTTCATAATAGGAACCGTTGAACGACGAATGAAAATAGGACATCACATCGCGCTGGTTCAAAACGGGTTCCGGATCGCCAAAACTGAAGGCCTCGACCTTTGACTGTTTTGCGGGGGAAGGTGCGCGGCTTTTGGTTGCCTTCGCCATATCAGCAAATCTCCACAATGGATCGCCGCTGGCTGTCTGCGCCAACGGAAACCCCGGTTTCGTTAAAATCAAGGAAGTCGATCCGATCAATCGCATGCATGATCGACCACGCCACATCGGCATGACCGGTTTCTTTGGATCGGGATGCAGCAAAGGTCATCTGGCCGCCAGCTGCAGTGCTGGTCTTACGGATCGACATGAAGGCCATGCAGACATCAGACCAGCCACAATCAAACTGCAGCATGCCCTTGCTAATCAGGTGCTTTGCCTTCAGAACAAGGCGGGTTTTGACTTCGGCGGAATACTTGATCGCGACCGCTGCCGGGAAGAACGCTTGAACAAGCTGGAACACACCGCTTCCGATCTGGGTGGCATCAATACCGATGTGCTGGACGTTGTATCGCTGTGTCAGGCGGCGAATAGTTTCGGCCTGAGATGCCCAATCGGAACCGGTGACATTGATCTTTTCGACAACGCGATATTTGCCCTTGCTGCTTTGGGGCGGGGCAACAACAACGATCGATGCGTGGTCGCCGCTTTCTGAAGGATCATAACCGACCCAGACCGGCAGATTGCCAAGTGGACGGTCTGCAAACGGGGCAAAGTCTTTCTCCCAGACTTCCCAAGCATCCACCATGCATTTGCGCAGTTCATCAAACAGGAAGTAGCTGGCCGTGTCGTCGACCCACTCGCACATGAACAGGTTACGGAAATCCTGATCGTTGTATTCGCGTCTAAGCTGTTCGACATCAAACAGGTCGCAACCAGCGTCAACCGCATCAAGGATGGTCACGATCTGACGGAATTGGCCATCCGGTCCAACCGCGCCATGTTTCAGGGCTTCATGGGAGACATCGAACTCGGCCCGGTTGGCCTTTGCCTTGCCCTTGTTGAATGCTTCACCGGACCAGAACGAATTGGCGTCGTGGTTGATTGTCGATGGTGTGGAGAAATAGGTTTTGCGCCATTTCTTGTGCGTCGCCATGGCGGACGCAACCTTGCGGAATTCAAGGAATTTACTGATCCACGCATATTCATCAAGATACACATGACCATGATAAGACTGCGCGGTCTTGCTGTTGGTGCCAAGGAAATACAAGGTCGCGCCGTTCCAAAGGGTGATTGGATCGCCTTTGAGTTCGACACCGGTTACATCGCGGACAAAATCAAGGATGTATTGCTTGAAGACGTGGGCCTGAGCCTTTGATGCAGAAAGGAAAATCTGATTATCGCCCGTTGTAATGGCATCAATCAGGGCCTCGCGGGCGAAGTACCAGGTTGCACCGATTTGACGGGATTTCAGGATATTGCGTTCGCGGTATTTCTTCGCGACACCCCAATCAATCTGATAGTCGTACAGCCCGTCTTCAAAGGCCTTGACCAGCATCTGCACATGCTCATCGGTCAGGGCATTCTTGCCTTTGGCTTTGGCCTTCTGTTTTTTGGCCTCGTTGCGGTTCTCTATATTCGGGTTAAGGTCGGCTTCCTTGCCGGTGCGGTCATATTTCTGGATCCGCGATGTGCGCTCCAGAAGGATTCCCAACTGATCGATTTCCTTCAGGTCTGTGTCTGTTTTGTCTTCCTTGGCAATCAGACGCAGCAATCGGACATCAACTGCACTTTCCATCTTCACGACAAGCGGGGTGTCGTCCCATTTGTCGCGGCGCTTCCATGCGTCAACGGTGCCATAAGGCACGGCCAGCCGCTTTGAAATTTCGGCCACGCTGTATGCCTGATGATAAAGGTTTCGCGCTTCTATGCGCGTGCTGGCATCGGTGTTTGTCATGCGTGCAGGTTACAGAGATGATGAACTCTGACACCGGACAGAAGGTTGTAGGTCGCGACCTACAACCCGCAATGGTTTGCAGTTTTCATCATCTTGCCAGCAGCATTGGCCGAAATAGCGCCGATCCCTGACCCAACAGAAGCTGAAGCGATGAAAACCAAATTTTTCCGCGTAGCGACTTCCGGCAAAACCATTGATGGCCGTGAAATCACCCCCGAACAGATCAACCAGATGGCCGCCAATTATGACCCGGACAAATACGGTGCCCGGATCAATTGCGAACACATCATGAGCCTGCGGCCACAGGGCGAATTCCCGGCCTATGGCGATGTGCTGGCGCTGAAAGCTGATGATGACAAGCACGGCAACCGCGTTCTGCTTGCGCAGATCGATGCAACCGATGATCTGGTCAAACTCAATAAAGCCCGCCAGAAAGTCTATTGGTCGATTGAGATGAACCCGAACTTTGCCGGTACCGGCGAAGCCTATTGTCAAGGCCTTGCAATCACCGACAACCCGGCATCACTCGGCACTGAAATCATCAAATTCACGACTGAAAACAAGGGCGCATTGCCCGATAACTTCAAGTCTGAATGTGTTGAAGGCGACCTCCTTGAAGCCGAAGACGAACACAAGCCCAAAGGCCCGGATCTGTTTGCCAAGGTCAAGCAGATCCTGTCTGGCAAGGAAAAGGTTGACGACGCCAAGTTCAGCCAGGTCGAACAATCGACCCTTGCCATTGCAGAACAGGTCACAGAACTGACCAGTGCCATGGGCGAAAAGGTCTGTGCCAAGGATCTCGAAACCCTTCAGGCGGAAGTCACCAAGCTGACCCAGACCGTTACCGATCTGACCGCGAAGCTGTCGAAGGAACCCGCCACCCCGGAACGGGGAAAAACCACCGGGGGCGCAACCGAACACATGACCGACTGCTAATTCGCAGTCGGCCTTTTCTTCTGCCAACAGAACGGAACTCCGATGAAAAACACCACTCGTAAACAGTTCAGTGCCTATGCGGCCCATATCGCATCCCTTAACGGTGTCGATGACGCAACGGTCAAATTCGCGGTCGAACCATCCATTGAACAGAAAATGGAAGATCGCATTCAGGAAAGTGCCGATTTCCTGAAAGGCATCAACATTATTCCCGTTGATGAAATGACCGGCGAAAAAATCGGTCTGGGTATCGACAGCCCGATTGCCAGCCGCACGGACACCACGTCCAAAGATCGCGCTCCGCGTCCGGTCGGAGACATGACCGGCCAGACCTACGAAGCCAAGAAGACCGACTTCGACACGTACATCACCTATAAACAAATGGATATCTGGGCAAAGTTCCCGGACTTCCAGCAGCGTCTGCGCAACAAGGTGATCGAACAGATTGCGCGTGACCGTCTGATGATCGGCTTTAACGGCACGTCTGCTGCAGTCGAAACCGATATCGCAACCAACCAACTCCTTCAGGACGTGAACATTGGTTGGCTTCAGCATATCCGTAACGACGCTTCGGAACGTGTCCTGGACGGGATTAAGGTCGGCGCAGGCGGTGATTATGAAAACATGGATGCCGCTGTTTTCGACGCTGTCAACGAACTGATTGACCCTTGGCATCGCGATGATAGCGAACTGGTTGCAATTACCGGTCGTTCGCTTTTGTCAGACAAATATCTTGGCCTGATTAACGCCAATGATAAGCCGACCGAAAAGAACGCGCTGCGCACCCTGATGGCCAACAAGACACTCGGCAATCTTCCGGGGATGGGTGTGCCATTCTTCCCGACGCGGGGTCTTCTGATTACCAAGATGTCCAACCTGTCGATCTATTGGCAGTCGGGCAGCCGCCGTCGTTATATTCAGGACAATCCGAAGCGCGACCGCGTCGAAGATTTCAATTCTGTCAACGAAGCCTATGTGGTCGAGGACTTTGGTGCATGCGCCCTTCTTGACAACATCCTTCTGCCGGATGGCGCAGGGGGCTGGGTATAATGAAATCCCCTGCACGCAAGCACTTTGAGAAAACCCTTTCGGCGAAGCAGTCAGCAGCACCAACCGGTGCTGCTGCTGTTCCGGCTGAAGCTGGTATCGCCACCAAGTTCCGAGCCCTTCTTGGCAGCCACAAAGCTATTCTGAAGGCCATTCAGAGCAAGGTCGAAAAGGCCAACGTCAAGCGTGAGTTGCTGCCGGAGTATGACGCCTATGTTGAAGGTGTCCTGTCCGCACAATCCGGCCAGCAGGATGACATTCTAGTCACCATCATGCTCTGGCGCCTCGACATTGGTGACATTGCCGGTGCGATGGCGATTGCTTCCTATGCGCTTGATCACGGCATGACAATGCCCGAAGGTTTCAAGAGCAACATCGCGACCATGGTTCTTGACGTTATCACTGACAACGAACCGACCGCCGAACAGTTGGGCGATTTGCTTGAAGCCATTGAGCTGACCAAATCGCACGATATGCCAGATGAGGTACGTGCCAAGGCCCATAAGGCAGCCGGGCTGCTGTTGGAAGACAAGGAACCGGCGCAGGCGCTTGATCACCTGAAGACCGCCCTGCAGTTCAATTCCAAGAGCGGTGTAAAAACCCGCATTGACAAACTGGAAAAACAGATCGCGGAAGCCGAAGAAAACTCGGTCTCCAAGTAACGTGGTCCCCCCGGCGCGGCGGCGGCGCGAAGGAAGGGTCTAGGATTTATCCGATGTCCCGACTTTCGCCGTCGCCCGCCTCCCTTCTTTTCGGGCGATAAAGTCATGAGCAGTTTTGTCCCGTCCACCAATCTGGACACCAGCAACAGCATCGTTCCGAATGATGGCTTTTTCCCCGATATTGAACTTGATGACGTGCGAAAACGCACCGGTCTGAGCGATGTTTTCACCAACGACCGGATCGTTGCTGCCACCCAAGATGCGATCATGGAGGTCAACGCGGTTCTTGCCGATTGGGTTGACGACCAGGATGCGGCAACACTGGCCGATGTGCCCGCCAAGTCATATGGCGAGACCAGTGAAAAAACCCATTGGTACCTGACCGCCGTCTGCCACCGGGTGCGCTCGATGATGGTTGAGACCACACGTGATTATGACAGCACAAAGTCCGGACGTGATCGAGCCGATGCGCTCGAAGCCACATCTGATCGATGGATGCAAAGTTCAAATGAGGCAGTCGCCCGTCTGATGGGCCGTAAAAGGACCACGGTGGATCTGATCTGATGCGGACGGTACGCACCCAGCAAGGCGACACAGTTGACCTGATTGCCTTTCGACATTTCGGGGACAGCACGATGGTCGAGGCCATTCTCGAAGCAAATCCGGGACTGGCGAAATATGGAACCCATCTTCCCCACGGGCTGAAGGTGGATCTTCCCGAACGAATTGTCACACCGAAACGTGGCGTGAACCTGTGGGACTGACGATGGATAAAACGACCCTTACTACCTATGCCGCTTCCGGTGCAGGATTTTTGACCGGCTTGACCACCAACGAAAAAGTAGCGGTCGCATCTGTTGTCATCGCGCTTGGTACGTTTCTTCTGAACTGGTTCTACAAGCACCTGCATTACCGGCTGGCGCAAAAGGCGGCCAACCTCAAGGCACAAGGAAAAGGATGATGGAAACCGTAATCATTACGTCATTCGGCATGAAGCTGCTGCTTGCTGTTTTGGCATTCCTTTGCATGCGTCTTGCGATGTGGATGGTTAACCGAGCCCTTGGTTTCGATATGGGCGAATGGCTGGAGAAAGCAGATGATCAGGCTATTTCTGATTTTCATGGTCGCGTCTATATGGGCGTCTGCATCATGTTCGGCCTCATCCTTTCCTGATCAGTTTGACCGGGATTTTCGCAGTGCAGCCGGGCGGTATTTGCCCGGCATCGACTGGCGATTGCTAAAGGCGCAATGCTGGCAGGAATCCCGGTTTAAGCCGGATGCCATTTCCCCGGTTGGTGCGATGGGCCTGTGTCAATTCATGCCAGGCACATGGGATCAGGTTTCAAGTCAGCTTGCCTTTCCGACCAGCGCATCGGCCTTTGCCCCTGAATTATCTATCGAGGCCGCGGCTTTCTATATGGGCCGCCTGCGTGCCCAATGGTCGGCCCCGCGCCCGGAATATGACCGCCACAGCTTGGCACTTGCCAGCTACAACGGCGGGCTTGGCAACATCCTGACCGCCCAGACGCTGTGCGGGGGCGAAAACCTATATCCGCGCATCATCACGTGCCTTCCCGATGTAACGGGACGTCACAGCCGGGAAACCATCGGATATGTCGATCATATCTGGCGGTTCTGGAAATTGATGCTTCTGGGAGAATGATCATGCCGGTGCTTGGTATTCTGAAAATTGCAGGGGCGAACTGGAAGCTGTTGGTTGGTGTCGCACTGATTGCCGCCACAGTGTTCTTGTGGTTACGCCTTGAAGTGGTTAAGGCACGGCTTGATGCCACGCAAACTTATGTTGTCGAACTGGAAACGACCAACACCCAAAACCTGCTGGAAATCGACAGGTACAAGCGCGATCAAAAGATGAATGACATGGCTATCAAGGCCGAACAGGATCGCCGCAAGGGTGTCCAAGACCAGTTAACAGAACTTCGATCGAGGATTGACAATGCACCGCATGATGGGTGTGTCGGCCCTGCTGTTCATGCCGTTATTGACGGCCTGCGCAGCAAGTCAGCCGATCACAAAGATTGAAACCGTCCGCATAACAGTGCCGGCCGCCTTGACCAGTTGCAAGGATCGTCCACCGATGCCCGACCAGCCTGTGACTGATCAGAAGGTCGGTCGCCTGATTGTCGATCTTATCGATGCCCACGACGATTGTTTTGGGAAAAATCAGCGCATCCGTGAACTACAGGAAACAGATCATGAAAAAGCTGACTGATGCGCGAAATCATCTTCTGGCCAGCGGTCTGCAGATCAAGGCAAAAGACCTTCTGACCTTTGCTGAAAAAGGCAGCGTCGTTGCCTATCAGGGAACAGAAAGCCAGAACCGCAATTTCAAGATCGAATATGTCGCCCACCTGATCGTTACAGACTATGCGGGGGATCCTCAAAGCCTGTTATTTGTTATGACAGATTGGGTCGATGCAAATATTCCCGACCGCGAACCCGAAGCCCTGAAGTTCCATGTTGATGTGATCAGCCACAAGGCCGTTGATATTTCGATCCAGATCAACCTTTCTGATACGATTGCCGTCGATCCG